CCAAGCTCCACTTCGTTCACGCGATCGGCGGCACGGACTACATCAGTCAGCTCCCAATTACTGTTGCTGCGAATACGATCTATCACTTGAGAATTCAGATCAATTCCGCTCGTCAGGCGGCAATTTTCGTCAATGGCATTCAGTACAATGTGACGACCACTGCGGGTTCTACTGGTGGCACCGCAGTGACCACCGGCACGACGCGGACTGCGGCGTTGACGGATGATGTTGATTTAATTCCTTACATCGGGATCGAAGCTGGTGCCGCAGCAGCGGAAGCTGTTGACGTTCACTATCAGGGCATCAGCCGGGTCATCTTCGAGTAGGTCGGAATCATGGGGCAGGGCCATCGTGCCCTGCTCCACTAGGAGTTGAAATATGTCGATCCAATCTGATGTAAAGCCGATCACAATCAGCGATGAGGTTGCTGCCTCAACGACTTTTATTGCAGCAGCCGCCCGACCAAATACAGTATTCACCCTTGCCAACACCTCGTTTGCCTCTGGTGGAGCTAGACTTCTTCAAGTTACGACAACCGGGACAGGTGACAATGGCAAGACTGTCACCATAGTCGGGACAGACACCCACGGTAATTCACTTACAGAAGTAATAACTTCAACAGGCTCTGCGGAGTCTGTCGCTGGCACTAAGTATTTTCTCACGGTGGCTTCTGCAACTTGCTCGGCACAGTATGCCGCCAATGTTTCTGTGGGAATGACAACTGGCGCAGCTCAGGCAATCTTTGCTGGCAGGACTCGCCTCAAGTCAACCTCCATTGTGTCTGCTGGCACTGCGGGTGTCGTGAGTTTTTATGATGGAACGCCTGAGAGCGGCACAGTCCTCTTCAAAGCCAGGACCATTGGCACAGACAATGCGACTGTTAATATGAGCATTCCCGATGAGGGTGCACTCTTCGCAGATGGGGCTGTAGTCGAGTACACAGTCGCCACCATTGACATGATGACGTTCTTTTACGCATAGGTTGTAAAATGGCAACATCAGGCACAGTCGCTTTCCGGCCAGACGTTGAGCAGATAATTGCAGAGGCTTACGAACGCTGTGGCATTGATAGCCAGACAAGTACTGGCTACCAAGCAGTCTCGGCCAGACGTAGCCTGAACCTCCTGTTCAGCGAGTGGTCTAACAGGGGCATAAATTACTGGACTGTCCAGAACAACACACTCTCGCTTTCAGCAGACACTGCCTCTTATGCTCTGCCTGTAGGAACAATCGACCTGATTGATGTCGTCGTAAGAGACTCTTCCGGGTCAACCACCGCAGACATACCGTTGCAGAGGGTGAGCATCTCAGAATACAACCAGCTGCCAGACAAGACATCTTCCGGCAAGCCCAGCCAGTACATGATCGACAAGCAGTACACTCCGGTCATTTATGTCTGGCAGGTTCCTGATAACACCGATTACAGCCTCGTTTACTGGTCAATGAATCAGCTTGAGGACATAACTCTTTCAAACCAAGATGCAGACATCCCTTACCGCTGGTCTGATTGCATCTGCGCGGGGCTTGCGAGCAAGCTGTCGTTGAAATATGCGCCAGACCGCTATGCCGTTCTTTCTCAGGTCTATGACAGAGCTTTTGAGCTTGCGGCGGCAAATGACGACGACAACGTATCAATGAGGATTCGTCCAACGTCGATGAATCTCTACTGATGAAAGCTCGGTACGCAAGGGGCAAGAAATCTCAGGCCATAGGTGACAGGTCTGGGTTCAAAGTCCCGTACACTTCGCTAAAAACTACTTGGGACGGCCTCCGGGTTGAGCCAGAAGACTGGGAGCCTAAGCATCCGCAGCTAACTCCTGCAAAAAACGTCATTGATGCTGTCGCATTATTTAAGCCTCGCCCAGACAACGATCCTGAAAATGCTGAGTTCACTGTCGGGTACAATTACGACATCTTTGCTGACCCAAGAGACAGGCCGGGGGTTGGCATCCACGCCACCGGCAATGTCGGCTTCCCCGACAGGGTGGCAATAGAAACTGAGATCACCGAGACTGGAGTTGCGGGTACTGGCGCGATCGGAACTCTCGCGGCAATTATAGCCGACGCAATTTTCATTGAGACTGGGTTGGCTGGCACCGGCAATGTCGGTACTGAGATCCCAGAGGCTTCGATCACAGAGACTGGTGTCGCAGGTACAGGTGCCATCGGCACTGAGATCCCAGAGGCTTCAATCACCGAGACTGGAGTTGCAGGCACCGGCGCGACTGGCACTGAGTCTGTTGAGTCTGATCAAGAATGGGGTTCTGGCGCTTGGGGTTCTGGGACTTGGGGTAACTGATGAATTACACGACGCTCGTAGCCAACATCAAAGCATTCCTTGAGGATGACGGCACTGAATTCGCAGCTTCCATTGATGAAATCATTGGTCAGTCTGAAGAGATGATCTTTCAGAGGCTCCCAAATCTCCCTTGCTTCCGGCAGATTGCAACCGGGGAGTTGGTAGTCGGGACTGCTGATTACACGGTGGCAAGCGCCCGGATGGTTAGGCAGGTCTCAATAACCAATTCAAGCAATCTCTCTTACCTTGATCACAGGATTGATTCTTACCTTAGAGACTACTGGCCAAATTCAGGCACAACCGGCACACCTATAATGTACAGCACGAAGACAGCGAGCACATCAGGCACGGTGCTGACATTGGCCCCAACGCCAGATGCGACTTACGCTTACCAAGCTGATTTCATCGCCCCAGCCACTGGTCTGTCTTCTTCAAATGCCAACAGCTGGATTGGCGACAACGCGGAAAATGTTCTCTTGTCCGCTTGTCTGTATGAAGCATCTGCTTTCCTAAAAGCAGGAGAAACATTAACCTTATACAAATCTCAATTTGATGAGGCTGTACAGCTCTTCCAGCAAGAGATGGCAAGAGACTACACAGCTGAATACAACGGAGGCATCTAATGTCAATCGCCCAAGCAATGTGCACCAGCTTCAAGGAGCAGCTTCTTAACAAGGAGCATGACTTGAACACTGATACGATCAAGATCGCCCTTTACACCAGCTCTGCGAGCCTTGGTGCGGGAACTACAGCCTACGCCACTACCAATGAGATTAGCGGTACAGGCTACACCGCTGGTGGGGAAACTCTAGGCAGCGCGACAATCGGCACCAGCGGCACCACAGCCTTTGTTGATTTCGCAGATGCTTCGTGGACCAGTGCAACATTTACCGCCAACGGGGCTTTAATTTATAACGACAGTGTAAGTGACAAAGCGATCGCTGTCCTGGCTTTCGGCGGCGACTTCACAGTCACGGGCGGAACATTCAAAATCGTTTTCCCTGCTGCTGGGGCAAACGCAATCCTGCGAATTGATTGAGCTAGGAGAGACCTGTGGGAAGCACATATGTAAATAACCTCCGCCTGGAGGAAATGACGACTGGTGAAAAGTCAGGAACCTGGGGCAACATAACGAACGTCAACCTTGAGCTGGTTGGTCAGGCACTGGGCTATGGGACGAGAGCCATCGCCGATGCCTCAACTGACAACATCACGATCGCAGACGGTGCCTCTGATGCAGATCGCAGCATGTACCTGAAGCTGACTGGTGGCGGTCAGGCTTGCACAATCACCCTGCTTCCTAACACCAGCTCCAAAATGTGGATCATGGAGAATGCGACAAGCTACACCCTGACATTTTCACAAGGGTCAGGTGCCAACGTCGCAATCAAGGCTGGCCAAACAAAAATGATTTTTGCTGATGGTCTTGGTGGTGGCGCTGTCGTTTACGAGCTTGGCACCATTGCCGTACAGAACATTCAAGCGGACGGCACCGTTACCGTAGGGATCGATGACACGGGGCATGACGTAACCTTTTTCGGAGCGACTGCTGGCAAGAAGTTGCTTTGGGATGAGTCCGCAGATGCTTTGATCGTAACTGGCGACGGGACATTTCAAGGTCTTGATACGTCCGCAATCAGTGGGATCATCGAAGCCAATGCCGCATTCATTGACATGACGTTGCTCGGTCCAAGCATCGACGGTCAAAGCTGGAAAGGCAAGTTTTCAAACGGAAGCGTATGGACATCCTTGATGTTAGCAACCGTCGAGACTGCCGGGTCTGACGCTCAAGTAAACATATGGGATTTGACGGCTGGCACCCTTACGGGCGCGACGCCATTGGCAACCTTAACACTTAGTGGCGCAACATCGACCAGCATCGCAGCATCGATGGGCTATCTCATTGTGGGAACCTCTGACCAGGGCATTCACATTGTTGACCCGCACGACGGTGCGTGGGCCGAGCGCACGAATGGCTGGCCCCGCACATTGTCCACCAGCACGGCACCGGCACTGGATAGTAATGATGTTTCGATGGTTGCTGCTAAGGTTGTCGATTCGAGTGGGTTTGACGCACGAACAGGCGGATCGATTCCCACATTCGGAGCGCTCTTCGCGGCTGGCGAAACCAAAACGGCGTCCTTGATTAAAACCGATGGAAACGTCTGGGATATTACGGGCGAGTCCCCAGCGACTGGGGTTGTTGGGTTTCAGGGTAACGATTTTATTTTTCCCAGGTCAGCAACCGACACTCGTAGATTTGAAGTTAATCTTATTAACGCGGACGTCGCGTCCTCTAGCGGTGACAGTTATAACGACTCTGCTTCTTACCCCGCAGGGTTTGCCACAACGACCGCGTTTTCAGCCTCTGGGATGAAATCGGCGTGGGCGTCAACGAGCGGGACTTCGTTCAAACTCAGGGGCGATAACGTCTACGCATCTTCGGGTGCCAGCATCAACCGAACGTACAACACCGGTTATTTGCTCGGTGATATTAGAGGCGCGTGGCTGGCTAACAGCGTGACAGCCGACCGCTCGTACCAAGCCAACACACTTACACAGAACGGCACAGTCACTGAAGCGGTTGTGGCGTCTGGCGCAGAATTAAAACAATACTCCGGGTTTAGCTCATCGAATTATCTAGCTGTTGGCAGTAACGCGGACTGGGATGTAATCGGCACTGGCTCTGCGACCAGTTATGGCTGGGCGCGTTACATCAGCGGCGATGACGGAATGCTGTGGGGTTTTGGAAATAGCGGTAATACGATTCGCTTTCATGTCATGGCGGTCAGCAACGGAACGATAAACATCGTCGATGATGGGGCGACAGCAGCGGTCAGCGTCAATAGTGGAAACGTGTTGTTTACTGACGGCGCATGGCATCACATCGCATTTGTCCGCGTTAGCAGCACAGAACGCCATCTCTACGTTGACGGTGTTTTAAGGAACTCGTCAACCACAGATGCTGGGTCACTGTCATCGAGCGGTAATCTTCCGTGGAATATCGGCATACAACAGGACAATTCAACCAATCCCGCCAACGCCACGGCTGTGTCGCTGGTTCGCTTCACAAAAGACGCTATGACCGCCACGATGGTTCGACAGATATACGACGCCGAAGCTCCGATGTATTTGGCGAACGCCAAAGTTCTTCTCCAGTCCGGCAGTACCGATATTGTGCTCGACGCCGAAGTTGACCCCTTAACGAAAAAGGTGATTGTCACTCAGACAGACAGCCAGGAAATCTTCAACGGGCTTGCCATTGAGACTGAACGAACGGTAGCAACTGGTGGCTCCACATTCGAGCATGGTGCCATATTTGGAGATGCGGTAGCGGAAATCAACAATGCCAACCTTTTCGCATCCACTCCCGCAACAGATCAGCGCCAAGTCAACGAGATAGTGCGGTCCTTGTCGGCTGACCTTCCTGCTGGCGTCGATCTCAGCAAGGCGAAGGCTTACTATGAAGACATTGGTAAAACATCTGCCAATATAGCGACCTCGTACAACATTAAAAGCATCGCTCGCGACAGCACTGGCGTTTGGACTATTACCTTCGCAATTCCATTCAAGACAGATGACTACATCTCAGCCGTTTCAGCTAATGGCGATGTAGTTTTTGGCATTGCCGACAACAAGACAACCGGCAGCGTAAAAATTAAATGGTACAATTCGTCAGGCGCGGCAGCTGATGCTCGAGGAACGGCTGTATTTTTTGGAGAATTAGAAAATGAATAATCGCATCGTCACCGCCGAGGGTGCGGTCATCCAATCTCTCAGCCCATCGGGTACCATTGCTGACCTGATGGAAGCGGCAGCAACCCCAGCCGAGTACGACAAGGACACAGGACAAGAGACAAAGGCGAAGTCTTACCCAGCCGCAAGCACGGTCTACGAAGAAGTAGACATCGATTCTGTCAGTCTCCGCACCCATAAGTGGCTGACCGCCGCCTACGACACGGAGGAGTGGGTTGCGCTTCGAGCAGAGAGAGATCGCTTGCTGGCTAATTCCGACTGGGTTGTCGTGAAGGCTCAAGAGGCTGGTGAGGATGTACCGGCAGCATGGGTAACGTACCGGACTGCACTGAGAAACCTTCCGGCGGCTACCAGTGACCCGGCCAACCCGACGTGGCCTGACGCGCCGTGATTTGATATGCCTCTTTCTAAAATACAATTCCGTCCCGGCGTCAATCGTGAAAGCACGTCTTTTGCAGACCAGCAGGGCTGGTTCGACTCGGATTTAATCCGCTTTAGAAAAGGCTACCCGGAAAAAATAGGCGGCTGGATAAAGGTTGGTAGCTCTTCGGTTGCGGGAACGGTGAGGTCACTCAAGGTGTGGGTTACCCTGTCCGCCTTGAAGCTGATGGGCGTGGGAACAACTTCAAAGTTCTACATCGAGCAAGGCACGGTCTACAACGACATCACTCCCATTCGGAGCACGGCCACTCTTGGCGCAAACCCCATCACCACGGGTGACGCGGGATCTGGGGTGGTTACCGTAACTGCTGCGGGCCACGGTGCTGGGGCCGGTGACTACGTTACGTTCAGCGGTGCCACGACGGTTGACGGCTTGACGATTGCTCAACTCAATAAGGAACACGAAATAACTGAGGTTGTTTCCTCCGGAAGTTACAAGTTAGACACCGGGGGAAGCGCCAGTTCCGGCGGCACTAGTGGGGGTGGTTCCGCAGTAATCGCAAATTACCAAATTAGTGTTGGTTCCTCGACCCTTGTACTTAACGGTCCAGGTTGGGGGGCTGGGTACTTTGGCGGCGAGACCCTCACCTACTCCTTAACAACGCTAGATGGTGCCATAAACAGCAGCGTAACCTCCGTAATACTTACCTCTGCCTCGGACTTTGAGGCAGCGGCTTCTACGACCGGAGCAATCGTCGCCGTCGTGGATGAGTCAATTAACGTGGCGGACTCTTCCGGGTTTCCCGAGAAGGGTACGGTAAAAATAAACAGCGAAAACATTATATATAACACCAACGTCGGGAACGTCCTTGGCGATCTCACACGCGGAGCCGATGGTACGACCATTGCTGCTCACGGCAGCGGCGTTGCGGTAACTTTTGTCGGTTTAATACAGATCGACAATGAGCTTATCCAATATACCGGGAAGTCTAGCCAGACCCTCGATGCGGGCGTTGCTCGCGGCGCAAGGGGAACCACAGCCGCCGCCCACAGCGACGGCGCCCTTGTTAAAGAAGCCAACGGGTTTTACGGCTGGGGAAACGCGGTGGAACCTTTCGGAATTGCCGCGAACGCTAGGCTCTGGTCTCAAGACAACTGGGGCGAGGATCTTGTTATCAACGTCCGAGACAGCACCGTGTACTACTGGGATGCAACCCTGGGGTTGTCCAGTAGGGCGGTCGCTCTGAGCGCGCTTTCCGGGGCATCGGGCGCTCCGACAATTTCCCGGCAAGTTCTTGTGTCTGACACAGATCGCCACGTTATTTGCATGGGCGCTAACACTCTTGGGACCACGGTCCAAGACTTGATGCTGGTCCGTTGGTCTGACCAAGAAAACGCAGTGGATTGGACCCCCACGGCAACGAACACGGCAGGGTCGTTAAGACTTTCCTCTGGCTCAGAAATAATTACGGCAGTCGAAACACGGCAGCAAATTCTTATCTGGACCGACGCCTCTCTTTACAGCATGAGATTCGTCGGGCCTCCGTTTACCTTTTCCATAACTCTTCTGGCTAACAACGTCTCCATCATATCCCCCAACGCGGTGGTGTCGGTCGGAGACCGGGTTTATTGGATGGATACGGAGAACTTCTTTATGTACGGGGGCCAGATGCAGACGATCCCCTGCACGGTCCTCCGGTATGTCTTTGATGACATTAACCTTGAGCAGCGCAGCCAGTTTTTTGCGGGTTCAAACCGGATGTTCAACGAGGTCTTCTGGTTTTACTGCTCGTCGGACAGCGTCTCCATCGACCGGTACGCGAAGTTTAACTACGCGGACAACACCTGGGACATAGGCTCCCTGTCGCGAACTGCGTGGGTCGATCTTGGCCTTCACGAGAACCCACGGGCTGCCGGGGAATATGAAGACGCTAATTTCGTATACACCCACGAGACAGGGACCACAGCAGATGGCGAGGCTATGGCGCCGTTCATTGAGTCCTCGGTGTTTTCTATCGGTGACGGGGAGCAGTTCTCCTTCATCTCCCGGATTATCCCCGACTTAGACCTGACCAGTTCGGACGCCAACACCTCCGTGAACTACATCATAAAGACGCGCGATTATCCGGGTGAGGATCTGTCTACAAACTCCACGAGCGCCGTCACAAGCACCACGCAACAGTCTTTTGTCCGGTCCCGCGCCCGCTCTGCTGCACTTAGGATCGAAAGCAGCGCCTCGGATATTGCTTGGACCTTGGGCGACGTTCGGTTGGACGTCAGGCCGGATGGGAGGCGCTAGTGGGCAAGATACTAGACACGGCGCTCCCCCTGGTCCCCGAGGAGTACAGTTTTGATATGATGGTGCGCCTCGTCAGCACTCTTGAGGCTGCGCTCACCAAGACGGATTTGCCCGCAATAATTAGCGGGGAAGATGAGACCAACGGCATAAACTGGTTCATGGACTGATGGCTTCCGCGTACAAAAACATAGCAAAACTAGTGGGTGCCACGGGAGACGTGACGGTCTACACGTGCCCCGACGCCACCGAGGCCATCATCAAGAACGTCCAACTGTTCAATAGCCACAGCGGGTCAATCGTAGTATTGTCCAAGATAACCGATAGCTCCGCTTCGGTTACGGTAACTTTGCAGAAAGTCACGCTAGGCACTCTAGCAGCGACCTCAGAGTCCGCAGACAGGTCCTTAGCCGGTCCCTTCGTTTTAGAGGCCGGTGACACGTTCGTACTGAACTGCGCCACCGCCTCGAAAATATACGCCTTCGCCAGTGTTTTGGAGCTTTCCTAATGGCTAGTCAATATTACACCCCCCTATCAAACGGCCTCCAATCCTTCGCAGACGCCTCTCCCGACTACGAGGTTTCGGCCGCTGGGATCGGATCTTTCCGAGAGCAGGCCTCCCGCCTTGCAGAGTTTGGCCGCCACGGCGACGTTTACGTGGTTCACGCCGCCGAGGGTGAGACGGTCGTGCCGACAGAGGTGCTGGACGCCAATCCGAAAGTCCGGGAATTGTTGTTTGACCAGATGCGGGGAATGGGCCTTGAGCCTCAAGAGTATGTCGTGGGCAGCGAACTCAACAGCCTCAACCCCGTAACCGGGATGCCGGAGTTCTTCTTCAAGAAGATTTTCCGGGGAATCAAAAAAGGCCTCAAGAAGGTCGTAAAAGTTGCCAAGAAGATCGCCCCCATAGTTATTCCGTTGGCTGCTTCGGCGTTTGGCATTCCCTTCCTGGGCACTGCGTTTGGTGCGGGGACCGCGGGTGCCGCAGCTTTAGGCGCGGGTATTGGCAGCCTCTCCGGAGGCCGTAGTCTTAACGATTCTCTCAAGGCGGCCGCGCTTGCGGGCGGAGCTTCGGTTGCGTTTTCAGCGGCTCGTGGAGCCCTCAGTCCCACGGGAACG